TGTATCTACCGGAATAGCCACAGTTACAGCTGACGCTAATGTAAATGTTACAGGAAATCAATTAAATGTATCTACCGGAATAGCCACAGTTACAGCTGACGCTAATGTAAATGTTACAGGAAATCAATTAAATGTATCTACCGGAATAGCCACAGTTACAGCTGATGCTAATGTAAATGTTACAGGAAATAGACTAAACTTTACTATTGGAGATGTAACAGTAACAGGTGATGTTAATGTAGATGTTACAGGTGAACAATTAAATGTATCTACAGGAACAGCAACAGTTACAGCAGATGCTAATGTAGATGTCACAGGTGAACAATTAAATGTTGCAACAGGAATAGCAACCGTTACAGCTGATGCTAATGTAGATGTTACCGGAAATAGAATTAACGCTTCAATTGGTGATGTCACAGTAACAGGTGATGCTAATGTAGACGTAACTGGTGAACAATTAAACGTATCTACTGGAACAGCAACAGTCACTGCAGACGCTAACGTACCTGTTACAGGTAATAGAATTAATGCTGCAATAGGAGATGTCACAGTAACAGGTGATGCTAATGTAGACGTAACTGGTGAACAATTAAATGTTTCAACAGGAACTGTTTCAGTCACTGCAGATGCAAATGTAAATGTAACAGGCAATAGAATTAATGCTACAATAGGAGATGTTACTGTAGAAGCAGATGCTAATGTAGATGTAACGGGTGAACAATTAAATGTTTCAACAGGAACCGTTTCAGTTACAGCAGATGCAAATGTAAATGTAACAGGGAACCAATTAAACTTTACAATTGGAGATGTTACAGTTACAGGGGATGCTAATGTTGATGTAACTGGTGAGCAATTAAATGTATCTACTGGTATAGCAACTGTTACAGCAGACGCGAATGTTGACGTAACAGGTGAACGATTAAATTTAGACACAGGAACCGTTTCAGTTACAGCAGATGCAAATGTAAATGTAACAGGAAGTCAATTAAACTTTGCAATTGGAGATGTTACAGTTACTGGAGATGCTAATGTTGATGTAACTGGTGAGCAATTAAATGTATCTACAGGAACTGTTTCAGTTACTGCAGATGCAAATGTAAATGTAACAGGAAGTCAATTAAACTTTGCAATTGGAGATGTTACAGTTACTGGAGACGCAACCGTAAATGTCACTGGAAGTAGAATCAATGCTTCAATTGGTGATGTTGAAGTTACAGCAGATGCTAATGTATTTGTAACAGGTAATAGATTTAATATTTCTACAAATAATGTATTTATTAGAGCATGGAGCGAAATAGATCCTGATGTAGATGAAACTTGGACTCCAATTACAACAGGAGTAACGAATACATGGACAGAAATAGACCCAGTAGGTCTTCCTCCAGTTCCATAAAAGATTGACGTTGAGAAAAATTAATATAATATGATAATATAAGGAGATAAATATGGCATCGAGTTATTCAACAAACGCTAAACTTGAATTAATGGTTACCGGAGAAAAATCTGGTACATGGGGTGGAATTACAAACACTAATTTACAAATCTTAGAACAAATAGCTACAGGTTATTTAAGCTTAGCAGTAGGTGGTGCAGATGTAAATTTAGCTTTATCAGACGGTGCTACTTCAAATGGTAAAAATCTATATTATAAATTAACTGGAACTTTAACAGGCAATAGAGCAGTAACCATGCCTGATACAGCAGAAAGAGTTTTTGTTGTGGAAGATGCAACAACAAGAACATCTTCAAATTATACTTTAACAATAAAAACGGTATCGGGAACAGGAGTTACTTTACCTGTAGGGGGTAAAGCTTTAGTTTACTCTGATGGTACAAATATTAATCAAGGTTTAATTACAAAAGGTTATAATACAATTACTGATTCAAATAGCCCATACACAGCAGTAGCAAACGATCAAATTTTAGCAAACACATCTTCTGGAACTATAACTGTGACTTTACCTGCAACTCCTTCTACGGGAGATGAAGTAACCATTATTGATGCAAGAGGCACTTTTAATACTAATAATTTAACTGTTGGTAGAAATGGTGAGCCTATAAATTCAGCTGCATCGGATTTAACTTTAAGTACAAATGGTCAAGCAATTACTTTAGTTTACGTAGATGCGACAAGAGGTTGGGCATATAAAACAAACACAGCATAAGGAGCTTGGAGCATGGCTCTTATTGATTTTAAATTATTACCCGGAATAGATAAACAGAATACTAGTGCCGGTGCAGAACAGCGTTGGGTAGATTCTGATAAAGTAAGATTTAGATATGGACTACCAGAAAAAGTAGGTGGATGGCAATCCCCTATTAAAGAATCTATTGTTGGTGTTGCAAGAAAGATGCATTCTTTTGCTGATTTAGCAGGTAATAGATATCTTGCAATTGGTACCGATAAATTTTTACTTATATATTATGATGGTGAACTTTATGATATTACACCTTTAAAAACAACTTTACCATTTGCTACAATTGAAACTACAGCAGGTTCTAATCAAGTAACGATTGGTTATACTAGTCATGGATTAAGTGAAGGTGATATTATTTTATTAGATAATACACTTTTGCCAATAGGCACAGGATATAATCCAACTGATTTTGATGATAAACTATTTCAAGTAACAAGTGTTACTGATGCTGATAATTTTGTAATTACACAAAGTTCAGCTGCAACCGGTAGTGCAGGACCGGGTGGATCTATAGACATAACTCCATATGAAACTGTAGGTCCTCAAACACAAACATACGGTTATGGATGGGGAACAGGAACATGGGGATCAAGTACTTGGGGCACGGCTAAAACTTCAAGTGATGTGATTCTAGAACCAGGCCTCTGGAGTCTTGATAATTATGGACAAGTTTTAATTGCAACGATTGCGAATGGAAAAACATTTACTTGGAATGCGGGAGCTGTCACTCCATTAACAGTGAGAGCATCTACAAATACTGCTGCTTTTGAAACAACTAATAATCCAACTGCAACTAGATTTTCTATGGTCTCTCCTACAACAAGATACTTAGTTCATTTTGGAACTGAAACAACTATTGGAGATGCAACGACTCAAGATGATATGTTTATAAGATTTTCAGATCAAGAAAATATTAACGAATATACTGCAACTTCAATTAACACATCAGGATCACAAAGATTACAAGATGGAACTAAATTAATGGGAGCTGTGAAAGCAAAAGAAACTATGTTGGTTTGGACAGATAATGCATTATTTGATATGCGATTTATAGGTCCTCCTTTTACTTTTGGTTTTCAACAAGTTGGAACTAGTTGTGGATTGATTGGTAAAAATGCAGCAATAGAAATAGATGGTATTGCTTTTTGGATGAGTCAAAAAGGATTCTTTGCTTATGATGGTACAGTTAGATCATTACCTTGTTCTGTAGAAGATTATGTATTTGATGACATTGATACTACAAAAGGTCAACAAATATACGCAGGAATTAATCATCTTTATACAGAAATAATCTGGTATTATCCTTCTGCTAATTCTGATTATGTTGATAGATATGTTATATACAACTATGTAGATAAAGCTTGGTATATTGGTACAGAAGCTAGAACAACTTGGGAAGATGGTGAAATATATCCAAAACCTTTTGCAACTAAATTCACGGATCAGGCATCAGGGACCTTTCCTGTTGTAATAGGAGAATCAGGATTAGGTAAAACTCAATTATTTGAACATGAAGTAGGAACAGATCAAATAGATGAAAATGGAACTGTAACCACTGTTACCTCTTATATTAAGTCTTTTGATTTTGATATACAAAGTCAAGGAGGAATAGCAGGAGAAGTATTTTTAGCAATAAGAAGATTTGTACCTGATTTTGAATCTATTCAAGGTAATGCAAAAGTAACTTTAGGTATTAAACGATATCCACAACAATCTGATAGTACAAGTACTTTAAGTCCATTTACAATAGATTCAACTACAACTAAAAAAGATACAAGAGCAAGAGGAAGATTTGTAAATATAAAAATAGAAAATGATTCTAGTTCTGAGTCTTGGAGATTTGGAACATTTAGATTAGATATTCAACAGGACGGTAGAAGATAATGGCAAAAATAAATGTAAGAGTTCCAGAGCCAAAAGATAAATATGATATCTCTACTCAAAAACAAGTTAATAGAGCTATTAAATCAATTGTTGAACAATTAAATACTACATTCTTACAAGACTTAAAAGAAGAAGATGAAAGATATACTTGGTTCAAAGGTGGAGGAGGTTGTTAATGAGTTCTTGTAATAATGTTAATACAGAACCTACAGTAATAAGTGGTGGAGATGGATCAAATGCTTATGATGCATTTGGAAGACTAAGAGTATCTAATCCATTTACTATTTTTGATAGCACAAATGTGATGTCAAAAAATAATCTATTTGATGAAGCTATCGTAGGAGGTAGTTCTAGTGTTACTTACTCATCTGATAAATCTACTGTAAATTTAAATGTGGATACAGGATCTGGTTCTTATGTCATTAGACAATCTAAAAGAGTGATGTCTTATCAACC